GTAGACATTATTTCAGCCCCGCATTTTCTGGTAGATCTAAATAGCGTTGAATTTTTGTGATTAGGTTTTCGTCTAATTTAACCCGCAGCGCCATTGTTCTGTAATCTGCATGGTCTTTAGGCATATCAGATAGCGCAGTTTGAAGAACGCTTAATTCCTCTGTGATTAAGTTTAAGAATTTTCTGCTGTTCATGTTGTTCCTTTTTGTTAATGTGAACTCATTATTAAATAAAACCTTTAAGATGACAAGTGATTTAGGGCGAAATATCAATAAAAGTTGCAAATAAATGCAGTTTTCGGGGTAAAATGAGGGTTATCACAGGCAAATTAGAATAACAAGGACAGTAAATGGTCTACTTAGAGCGTTTTGCTTATCTTGACACCGGCACACTTGGCAGGGTATGGGTTGGCGACTGGTCATGCTATACCATTGAGCGGCCTTGGAAAAACAACGCGTCCAACGTTAGTTGCATCCCAGAGGGTGAGTATAGGTGCGAGCCGTTTAGCGGCACTAGATTCCAAGACGTTGTGCAAATTCTCGATGTGCCAGACCGCACGTTTATTCTGTTTCATGTTGCCAACTTCCCACATGACGTGCAGGGCTGTATTGGCCTTGGCAGTAGGTTCAACAGTGATGCGCTAGAGCCGGCGGTGTATGACAGCAGAGTGACTACAGCGGAATTCTTTGTTCAAGCAGGAAAGTCATTTGACCTTAAAATACAGGGTGTGAGGGCAGAGATTTGAGTTTTGGTATTGTCAAAGAACTCGTCGGGCCGGTTACAGGGCTACTTGATAAGTTCATTGAAGACAAAGACCAGAAAAACGCATTGGCGCATGAAATTGCAACATTGGCGCAGAAAGAAGCGCACAAAAATGCAGCTTTGCAGCTAGAAGTAAACAAGATCGAAGCAGCGCACGCTAGTATATTTGTTAGCGGCTGGAGGCCGGCATTGGGTTGGGTTTGTACGATGGGCATGTTTGGGAACTTTATCACAATCCCATTCTCTAACTTTGTATTAGCTCTTATTGGGTATGACATTGTCATTCCCCTTGTTCCACTAGAGACTATGATGCCCGTTTTGATGGGTATGCTAGGGCTGGGCGCAATGAGATCATTTGAAAAGACGCGGAAAGTATGAATTTAGAAGTCACTTATGTAGCAACTACAGATCTAATTCCCTATGCAAACAACCCACGCACCCATAGCGATCAACAAGTGGCGCAGGTAGCAGCAAGCATTCAAGAGTTTGGTTTTAACAACCCTATTTTAATTGATGAGCACAACAGCATTATCGCTGGTCACGGAAGGTTAGCCGCAGCACAAAAACTCAATATGAACACAGTGCCCACTATATTGCTCGAAGGGTTAAGCGAAGCACAGCGCAAAGCCTACGTTATAGCTGATAACAAACTCACTGAAAATGGGGGGTGGGATTACGACTTGTTAGCTGTCGAAATCGAGCGGTTGGCAGAATTGGATATTGATCTAACTTTAACAGGCATGGACGAAATAGAGCTCGCCAAGATGTTTGATGAACCACAAGAGCATGTCGTGCAAGAAGTTGATTATGCTGAGTCTTTTTCTGTTGTTGTTGAATGTAGCGACGAATCTGAACAGGAAAAAATTTTTAATCGTTTGGATTCGGAGGGGTATAAGTGCCGAGTTCAAAGTTTGTAATCAAATCAGAAACCAGCAACACGTTCCGAGCCAACAAAATTAAGTCAATGTTTGACTGCAATATGGATGTGGTTACCAAAACTTTTGATGTCAGCATTCCGATAGAAGATGCTGAATGGAACATTGGATTAATTGTTGGGGCAAGCGGGTCCGGAAAAACAACAATAGCCAAGCGTATGTTTCAGGATTATGAGTTATTCAGTGGCTATGAATGGTCTGGCGACAGTTTTGTAGATGATTTTAGTGAAATGTTAACCGCAAAGCAGATAACTGAAGCCTTGTCTAAAGTTGGGTTTTCGTCTCCGCCTGATTGGTTGAAGCCGTTTGATGTGTTGTCCAATGGTCAAAAAATGAGAGCAGAGCTTGCAAGGTTGATTCTTGAAGCTGACAAGCCATTCATATACGACGAGTTTACATCAGTTGTTGATAGACTAGTTGCGCGTTTGGGTTCGTCTGCAATTCAGAAGTTCATTCGTAAACAAGACCGCAAGTTTGTGGCTGTTAGCTGTCATTACGACATTGAAGAATGGCTAGAGCCTGACTGGGTATTCAACTGCGATGATATGCAGTTTAGTCGGAGGCGTCTTAGGCGACCCAAAATTGAAGCAACAATCAGGAAAGCAAATCAAAGGGAGTGGGCCGAGTTTATGGAGCATCATTATTTGACGCATTCACACAACAACGCGGCTCATAAATACATCTGCGAGATTCACGGCCGATCAGTTGCTTGGTGCTCGGTAATACATTTTCCGCATCCCATAGTTAAAGACATGAAGCGGATTCATCGAATCGTGGTTAAACCAGATTATCAAGGAATTGGTGTTGGGGCTGCATTCATGGATGCAATAGCGGGTTCTTATAAGCAGAAAGGGTACCGTATGAGTTTGGTTACCAGTTCGCCCGCATTCGTTCTTGGATTGCAAAAAAACCCCGCTTGGGCAATGACCCGCAAGCCGTCAAGGGTTGCCAAGTCGAAAGGAGTTTTGCGAGGTGCTGAGTCAATAGAAAGACTAACGGCCAGCTTTGAATACGTTGGAGAGCGACATGGCTAGACCATTGGCACAAATAGACTGGGACCAAGTGGACAAGATGTGTGCTATTCACTGCACTGGTGAGGAGCAAGCTGCTGTTCTTGGTGTAGATTACGACACACTCAACACTGCCTGTAAACGTGAGCAGGGGGTGGGTTTTTCGGATTATTTCAAACAAAAGGCCAGCAACGGCAAAATGAGCCTACGCCGCAAGCAATACAGCGCAGCTATGGACGGCAATACAACCATGCTTGTATGGCTAGGAAAGAACTGGTTAGGCCAGACCGATCACATAGAGCCAGAGGCGCAAGACCTGCCACCTATCGTCATTGAGCGAGCAAGTGAGGCTAACTAAGCCACAAGATGACATCTTCTTCAGTGATTCACGCTTCAGGGCTGTGGTTGCTGGTAGACGGTTTGGCAAGACGTTCCTGTCAACTCATGAACTGTTAAGGGCTGCGCTAGGCGGCAAGAATCGGAATTGCTGGTATGTAGCCCCGACTTACAAAGCGGCAAAAGAGATAGCGTGGGATATGCTTAATGACGCACTCCCCGCTGGCTACATAACTAAGAAGAATGAAAGCGCATTAAGTTTGCTATTACGCAATGGCTCAACCATCTCACTTAAAGGGGCAGAGAAGCCTGATAATTTGAGGGGGAGGGCGTTGGACTTTGTAGTGCTAGATGAGTTCGCTGATATGCGACCAGAGGCATGGTTTGAAGTTCTAAGACCTTCACTGTCTGACCGCAAAGGGTCTGCGGTGTTTATTGGAACCCCGAAAGGCCGCAACCACTTTTATGACGTGTGGACTAGGGGCGTTGATGGTGAGGAGGGCTGGCAGTCTTTCCAGTACACCACCATCGAGGGCGGCAATGTTGATGCAGAAGAAATTGAGGCTGCGAAGGCTGATCTGGATGAGCGCACATTTCAGCAAGAGTATGAGGCCAAGTTTGTTAACTACAGCGGCATCATCTACTATGCGTTCAATCGTGAGGAGAGCGTGCGTAGAGGCGTTTTGACTGATGACCTACATATTGGTATGGACTTTAACTTAGACCCTATGAGCGCCGTTGTATGCGTCAGAGAAGGGCAGGTATTAAGCGCAGTTGATGAGATAGTGATGTACGGCTCAAATACTGATGAGATGGCAGACGAAATCAAGCAGCGGTATCCAAATCGGCGTATAACAGTTTATCCAGACCCAGCCAGTAAGCAGCGAAAGACCAGCGCGGGAGGGCGCACAGACCTTTCTATACTACAGAACGCAGGGTTCACGATTAAGGTGCGGAACTCACACCCAGCCATTCGTGACAGAATTAACGCAGTAAACAGCCGCCTTTGCTCTACAACTGGAGTGAGGGCGTTATACGTTGACCCTCAGTGCAAGCAGACTATCGCTTCACTAGAGCGACAAACCTACAAGAACGGAACAAGCCAGCCGAATAAAGATGACGGCTTTGATCACATGAACGACGCTCTGGGCTACTTGGTCGAGTACCTGTACCCAATCAGAAAACAGAACCAAATTACCCAACCACAGAGGTGGAGTTGATGAGCACCAATATCGAATACCAACACGTTGACTATGACAACAACGAGAACCGCTGGGAGTTTTACCTCCGCTCATATATCGGCGGTCAAGAGTATCAAGACGGCAGTTACCTAACCGAATACTTGAACGAGTCAGAGAATGAATACGCCAGACGTATAGCGCTAACCCCGCTAGATAACCACTGCAAGAACGTGGTTCACATCTACAGTTCATTTCTATGGCGCACCCCACCTGTTCGAGTTTACAACTCACTGGCTGGTAATCCTGCGCTTGAGCAGTTCATTGATGACGCAGACCTAGACGGTATGAGCCTCAATAGCTTTATGAAGCAAGCACAGGTGTGGGCGAGTGTGTATGGCAATGTGTGGATAGTTGTAGACAAGCCAGAGTCTAATGCCACGACAAGAGCAGAAGAACTAGACCAAGAAATCAGGCCATATGTTTCACTGTTCACCCCAGAGAATGTATTTGACTGGAAGTGGGACCGCACACGATCAGGCCGCTTTGAACTAACTTACCTAAAACTGCGTGAGTCAGTAGACCGTGAAGACGCTACAACCAAAGTGAGTTATTTCCGGTTGTGGTACAAAGACCGCGTTGAGTTCTGGAAGTCTGACGGCGACAAAGAAAGCAAGCTAGATGAGATGGTCAACCCACTAGGTAAGATACCAGCGGTATACCTACCGGCTGCGCGTGGCGTTAGTCGAGGTATTGGCATATCAGACCTTGCAGACATCAGCTATATGCAAAAGGCCATTTACTCAGAACTGTCTGAGATAGAACAGTTGATTCGCATAAGTAACCACCCCTCCCTAGTTAAGACCTATGACACTGACGCAAGTGCTGGGGCGGGTTCAGTAATTAACGTGTCCGATGATATGGACGGCAAGGTGCAACCCTATTTGCTACAGCCATCAGGCCAGAACATAGACTCAATACGCGAGAGCATCAAAGACAAAGTTCAGGCAATCAACCGCATGGCTCACATGGGCGCAGTCCGTGGCACTGAAGCAATAACTATGTCTGGCGTGGCTATGCAAACTGAGTTCCAAATGCTCAACGCCAAGCTGTCAGAGAAGGCAGACTTGCTTGAGTTAGCAGAGGAGCAGATGTGGACGCTATTTTGTAACTGGCAGGACGTTACCCCAGATGTTGAGGTGTTCTACCCTGACTCATTCGACCTTCGTGATTACGACAAAGAACTAATGTTCTTGCAGCAAATGAAGGCTTCTGGTGTTCGCTCAGTCACGTTATCTCAAGAGGTAGATAAGCAGATTGCCGATTTAGTGTTAGACGATGAGAAGTTGGCGCAGTCACACCTAGAAATAGAGCAAGGCACAACTACACTTGGTCAATTCGCCGTAGAGGGTGAGGGCT